CTATTATCTTTATAAGTTGTTATATTAAAAAAAGCATCGTTCCTGGTTTTAACTTTGCTATATATCCAGGAGTATTCATCGGAGGGGTTATAATCTAAAATAAGGTTAGACTCAGTTCTAAATAGAATTTGATTAAATGATTCGTAGCTACATTCGTTAGCCTCGTTTATAAAGGCTATATGTCTTTTACGTCCTTTAAGTCTTGAGGGTTGGTCGATACTCACAAACTCGAATAAATTGTTGTTTAGTTTATATTCGCTATTACTTTTATTATGAGCTTGGTCTTCGTATAGATTATACGTCTCAAGTATGTCGAAGAAGTCTCTCATTACTGTAGCCCTTAAAGCAGGATAGGTAGCCCTAAATATTGTAATGGTTTTATTAGTATGTTTCATAGCATACCCAAAGATTAACCAAAGAATTATATTATAGGTTTTACCTGAACGAGTTCCTCCTTGAAATATTTTTATTTTATGATCTGACTTATGCAGATAGTCATATACTATATTAGTCTGTACTTTCATCTATTGAGCCTAAAACTTCTACTTCAAATTTCCTAGCTTCAGGTATAGCAATTTCTTGACGTTCTACATAACCTCGGCTTTTAGCCCTAGTTTTTAAATAGAATATAATTGAAGCAGTGTCGTTAGCTTTGATTCTCTCATAGAGCTTAGACTCTACAAAATCTATAGCTGACTCAGTTATGTCTTGGACTTCTTGTTTGTAGTCTTCGTCTTCTTTTAACCACCTATAATGAGTCTGCCTACTAATATTTACAGCTAGACAACTTGTAGAAACTATGCCTAGGTTAAAGGTCAAGGCTTCTATCATATCCTTTTTTTTAGTGTAACTTTTGTCATTCATTTTATATATAACGTAAGAAATTTATTATTTGCTAAGTAATTCTTTTAGAAACTTTCTAGTTTTATTTAATTGGTTTTTGGTTTGTATCTTACTAACTAGGCTTATTACATTGTTAATTTGCCTTGGAGAAACTTCTTGTAGTTTTATAACGTCTACTATATCTAAGAAATGAGGGTTTCTAAATACTACGTCTTTAAAGTTTTTTATACTATGTATAATAGTAGTATGATGCCTTTTTTTGTTTTTACTTAAATAGTAATCTCTTATTGCAAATAACGTCTGCTGATATTCTACTTTTAATAAATAATCAAATAAAGCTCTAGCGTCTACTAGGTCTTGAGTCTTAGCCTCTATAAATATATTAGTCTTAGTATGTTCTATTACTAAGTCGGCTACTCTTTTTATCTGAGAGTTATTTAATGGTTTTTTAATTATCTGGTTTGTCTTTAACATTTTCTTTTTTTGTTTCGGCTAACTCTGTAACCATATTATTATAATTCATTAATAAAGCGTATAAATTAGTTACTGCTTTTTCTAGCTGACTAATACGCTGAGTATTTGTACTTTTTTTCGGTTTCATTACATTGATTTATTTAAAATTTCTATACATAGATCCTTTGGTATTTTACTACGTTCATAATTATTTTTTTGACCCTGAAGACCTTTACCTAAAGCTCCGGCTTCTTTTTTAGCTTTATAACCTCTAGGCTGTTTATCGTGATGACAATTTTCATTACCATTAAAACATTGAGGTCTTGGTAGCCAACCATTCGGTCTAAACAAACTATAAATATTATTACTCCAAATATCGGTAGGTTTAGCATAGCTTAAACCATACTTACAATACCATACTGTCGTTTTAGGTAGCCCATACATAAAAGGCATTTTCCGTAACATTCCCCTAGGGTTTTCAATATACCAATATTTAGGTTTTAGTTGTTTAATAATACTTAGTGTTTTTTTTACTATGTCGTCTGAAACTTTAGCAAAGTCTGACATTGGTTTATTATGGGGTCTATGGTGCGAAATAGCCGAAACGCTATAAGTAGTACAAGGAGGCGAAGCCCATATCATAGTAGGCTTAAAAGGTATTTTGTTTATATCAAATTCTAATATATCTACGACATAATCTATTTTATCAAAATTATGCAAGTCGCTACTAAAAACTTCAAAGCCTAATTTCTCTGCTTCTATTCCTATACTACGACTACCTGCAAATAATTCTAATAGCTTCATAACAATAACGAAGTTTGAGTTGTATTCTTACTCTCCATAATTCCCATAGCCCTATTTAATATTACGTCTCCAACCTCATAGTCTACTAAGTTTCTTATAATTTTTATTTTACTTTGACTCCCTTTATAAGTGTCTAAAAACTTTCTATCAATTTTATGAAACTCACATAGTTTATTTTTTTCATCGTCAGCCTGACCACACATTATACCCTTTGCCTCGGCTCTATCTATAGTAGCAGGTAATTTAAAATTACACCAATATAAATGACGACCTCGTTTCTGAGCTTCGATTAAAGGTTTGTAATAAGGTATAACATTTTCGACTACATATTTTCCTTTAAAATGTTCTTGAAGAAATAATATTTGTTGATACAAACTCATATCAGGATATTTAGGAATATAAAAATCTCTGTTTTTTTGGGTTACTCTTACTTTGCTATGGGTAGGGCAAGGAGGACTAGACCAAATAAAATCATATTCTTTATAGTGATCTAAAATATATTTATGGGCATCGGCTACTATTACTTCGTCTTGGGGGAAACGTTCTTTATACATTCTAGCTAAGTCAGGGTCTAACTCTACTGCTGTAATTTTATGTTCGTCTGACCATTTATACCGATTACCTCCTAAGCAGGCATATAAATTTAATATTCTCATAACGTACCCTGGATAGTATAATCGTTTATATCAAAGTCGTCTCTTATGTAAGTGTTATATAGTTCTATGCCTCGTTTTAATTCTTTACGTCCGTACTCGTAAAACTCTTCCGAAACGTTCCAAATTCCAATATCTAAGTTAGCTTTGTCTAAACATAAAAAAGTAAAGTCTTTATAGTCTACATTAAAAGCCTCACAATATATAGCTACTTGTAAATAATATTTATAGCGATAAGCAGATTTATTAAAGTGTTGTACGTCTACTGTAGTTTTTAAATCTACTATGCCCCCTTTATTTTTAAGTACGTCAGCCTTAGCTCTAAAAGGTCTACCGAAAATTTCTACAAGACCCGGCACTTCAAACTGACTATCGCCTAGTAATTCTACTGCTCTAGGGTTTTTATAAAAAGCATCTACTAACCTATTGTTTTCTTCTAATTCTTTAGCTGTAAATACTTGACCGTATTCTTCTTTAGCTAATTTATATTTCTTAGTGTTTTTACTTTGAACGTCTACAAAATGTAAAGTGTCAAATTTTTCAGGCTCAAGTATTCTCGTATGAAAAAGCCAACCTGTAGTCAAAGCAGAAGTATTACTATCTTGACCATATTTAGTAACGTAATAAAAAGTTTTAGGACTATCTAACATTAATTTTAATGAAGAGCTTGATAAGGCTAGTTTGTTTAATTCTCCATAATAATATTCATCGTCTGACATTTTTTCTAATATCTTATTTCTATTGTAGAAATTACCGTCTAATAGTTTTATATTCTTCATTCTTCTATAATTTTAAAATTCTTAGCTCCAACTATACTTTGTTGTTTAGCTTTACTTATAGCTTGTTTAGGGCTTATAGCTTTAACGTTTACTACGTCAAAATCATAACCTAAGTCTTCGCCTCCTATAAATAGTAAATACCAATATTCAACTTTATAATTTTTCATAATCTACGGCTGTTTTTTTATAAACGTAAAAATCGTTTTCATTTAAAAATTGTATCGCTTGTTTTATTCTTTGCTCATTTTTTCGGTAGTGATCGAATATTGGGCTTTCTAAGGCATTATGTTTATTATTCATTTTTGATTCTATTTGTATTGTTTGTTGTTTTTCTTTAAAATAAATTTCCTGAAGATATTGTAAGTATTTATTTTTCATTATTATCTAGTTCTATAAGTCTAGTTATTTCGGCTTCTAAGTGTAAACATTTACGCCTCCATTTACTTATTTGTGAATTATATTCTCGCTGTCTACTTTGCATATTAGAAACGTATATCCCAATTTTTGTAACACTTGTTATAACGTTTTGTAACTCTAGCTTTGACCTCTCACTTATATTTTTATCTTTAGAGGCTTTGTCCCATTCTAAAACTATTTTAGATAATAACTCGAACTCATTATAATAACTAAGTTCTTCAATATCTAAAACGTTGCTTTCATAATCTTTTAAACCCATTCTTTAAATATTCCTGTATATTTTACGCCTTGTTTATATAGTCTGTATCTTATGACTATGTCATTACAACTATTACAGCATCTACCTGAATTTTTAAATGGTTGGGGGTTATGA